CCTTTTTTGCCAATTTGATAGCAATTTTCTTAATCGTTTCCGGTGAAAAGAAAACTTCATATTCGCCCATTTCCGGATCGTTCCGGTAAATGCGTTGATTTGCAATCATCAACGGACCGGATATGATACGCTTTTCCTCATCCTGGATTTTGAACGATTGACGATCGATTTGTTTCAATTTGCGTTCGGCCCAATCGATCATCGCTTCGCCGCCCCATGCGTCCCACATAAGGCCGCCGCATCCTTCGGAATACGGAACATCTTTGTTTTGTTGATGACGACGGAATCCGCTAATCCTGGCAATTGTTTCACGCGTCAATTTTTCTTTATTCGCGATTTGATTCGCCCGGACCTTTCCGGTTTGTTCGCCACATTCACCCCATCCGTTTTCATCTGCCCATTTCAACGCGCGTTTCGCATTGTTGACGGCCGCTTCGGGATAGTCATTCCAGGAATCCGCTTCGGCAAAATGTTGTTCCCAAATGGAATTACAAATCGCGGCCGCTTGTCCGACGTCCTTTCCTTCGCTGACAACGTACGAAATGCAACGCGGAATGAAATCGGTTTCGCGTTCACCTTTTGCCGGTTCGACAAAATCTTCGCTGAACTTTACAAAATCTTTTTTGATCGCCGGGCGGTCGACCAATGCAATGAAATCGACTTCCAAATCCGATTCGGGATCATCGGAAATCAACATTTCATAAACGGGTAATTTTTTCATAATATTATTTTTTATTGTTTTATCCTAAACGGGCGGCCCTTTGTAAACGTGAATTCCTTTCATCCATATTGCGGACGTCGGAATCCAAAACATACGCGCGATTCACCCCACCGGCGGCCGCATTGCCAATGTTTTGAATTGTCGACGCTGACAATGTTGTCGCGGTCGCTTGCGGCGTTACCGGTGCGGCAACGTCACCCATCGAAGGCGTTGCGGCCCCACCGCCCCCACCACCGGGAACTTGCGTTTTGGTTATATTTTTCACCGCGCTGAACCCCGACGCCAAAATTGTGGCAACCGATGCAACCTTTTGAATCGTTCCGAATGGTTCCGGAATTATTGTTTTATTCCGCAATACTTCGGTGACGCCCAAATATGTATTGATCAACGCTTGCGAAACGGCCAACGCTTTGCCGGCAATGGTTTGTTTTCCGACAACATCGGACAATGCGCCCAATGCTTCGCCGGTTACTTTGTATGTGTCGCGCTTTTGTTGTTCCAATAACAAAACCGCATCGGCCGCCTCTTTTTCCTTTTTCGCAATTTCATTTTTCTTTTCAATCTCTTTATTCAATCGGTCGTTTTCCTCTTTAAACAACCTTTCCATTTCGGCATTGTCCGCCTCTAATTGTTTTTTCTCTTGCTCCCTGGCTTCGGCCGCTAAACGTAACCGGTTTTCCTCAATCTCTTTCCTGGTTTCATATTCGATTTTGGCAATCAATTTGCGATGCGCTTCTTCTTCTTCTAAAATCTTTTGTTTCCTTTCTGCCTCTTTACGCGCCGCTTCAACACGTTTGTCCCTTTCCTCTTTCTCAATCGATGTGATTTGCGATTGTGTTTTTTTGGAAATCTTCGACATTGACGCGGCTTCATTCTCCGCGGCAATGATCATGTTGTCGATTGCCGACAATTTTTCTTTGTCGACATTTTTCATGTTCTGCAATTCCAAACGGGCCGCCTTCAATTGTTCGATTGAACCTTCGCGGATTTTTGCAATCAAATCACCGCGCGCGCCCATTTCCATTGCCATTGCCTCCATTGTCAACCTGGCTTTCGTTTGGTTGATCTCGATCACCTTTAATGATTCCTCTTTCTCAATCCTGGCCGCCTCTTTCAATGCGGCAATTCTATCGCGGACGGGTAGGTTTGCATCGGCGGCAATTTCGCGCGCATCTTGCAATTTGCGATTTGCTTCGGCCGTTGCGATGGCTGAATTCCTTTGCGCATCTTCTAAATCGTCCAGGGCCTCCGTTATTTCACCGAATCTTTGCGCCGTCTTTTCGGTTGTCACGCCCAACGCGGACAAAACCGAAATCAATCCGCCCGTGACCAATTCGGTAATTTTGACGAACCCGTCGATCAACGGCGTTAAAATACCCGTTATGAATTTATTGAAAACGCCGGACAAGGTCCCGAATGCTTTACCCAACGCATCGGAAACGCCTTCCATTTGTTTGAACTTTTGGAATAAGGCAACGACAAGGCCGGCCAACAATGCGAAAACGCCAATGATCGGATTCGCTTTTAAGATGTTGAACGCTTGCGTCAATGCGCCAACGCCTTGAGACGCCTGGCCCAATGCCGGCGACAATGTCCCCAATTCGCCTTTTAACTTTCCGAATGAACTGCCAACCTCTTTCGTTTGATTCGACGCGCCCTTCATGGCGTCTTGCGTCTTGCCTATCTTCGCGGCCGAATCGCCCGTGTCGACGTCGATTTTGGCTTTTATGTTTATGTCTGCCATATCTTAATAAATTCGATTAATTACTTTTAAAAGTTCAACGGAACAAACATCTTCATTCGTTGCGTTGAAATCCGAAATTTTATTCAAACGATACAACGCCCCATCGATCCAAATCAACTTCGAAAAATCAAGTTTGTAAATATCTTTGAACGCCAATTTCATGGTACATGTCAACAACCTGGAATCTTTGTCCGTAATTTCGGATAAATACGCGGCCCAATACGAATTAAACATGTTGGCCGACGGATAAGCGGCAACGCTGAAATTGATTTCCTTTGGAACGGAAAAATTCAAATCGAATGTCGGTGTTGCCGGATCGTCAATGTGTCCGGCGAATCCGTATGTCGTCAAGGTCCCCAAATCGGTTGCCCCGTTTTTCATTTTCCAGGATGTTACGCCGGTAATCTTTTTCGCTTGCATAATACGAATCACGGAATCCATGCGATCTTCGGTAGTGTTCGAATTGGACAATTTGAAAATGGACGGGAACAACTTATCGGTTCCGGTGTAGTTCGTCAAAATGGACCCGGCGAACATCAATTCGATCGTTTTCGTTTCCTTTGCGAAATCATATTCGGTGTCGTAAATGAAATCGCCATATCCTTCATTGAATTTTTTGCGATAATTTTCATTGAAAAAATCGTTGTCGGATTTGTATTTAAAATGATAATAACGTGAATTCAATTCCGACATGGGTTTGATCCGCATCGGTTTTGATCGGTCGACCTTTAATGACCAATCGACTGACGTCGCGTCCTCGTAAAATGTCACGAATGGCAACAACTTCAATTTTTTGTCCGATTCGTAATCTTCGAAAACGTAAAGATTGAACATTTTAACAATGTCCGAAATAAAATCCCGTTGAAATATTCCCTTCGGAATGCAATTGTTTATTTGAATCGTATCCCCATATGCGACCGGTACTTCGGTCGCGACGGATGATTCGACTTTGAAATCCCCACCGAAGGATTGATATGATGTTATATTGGAACTGACTTCAACGGATAAAACATCATTTTGAACCAATGAAACGCCGGAAACATCCAGGTTCATATTGATATAGTACGGAACCGCCGGAACATATCGGGATTGTTGCGACAATACCGCGCCGTTTTTCTTTAAATAAAACGTAATTGTTCCCGGTGTCGCCGTCAATGAATTGATTTGTCCGATCGGCCGGCATGTTATGTTGATCGTTTGACTTGCGGCCGGTGTGTATGTAATCGGGTTTGTTCCCGTGAATGATCCGGCCGTGACGATTGTCATCGGAATATATGTCGGGTTTGAATAGGTCGCCGCGGTGAAATCCGATTCAAATAACAATTGCGACAAATTGGTTAAATCCTTTTGATTGTTCGGGATCACCATTCGATTGAATAGGGCCGAACTCAATAAAGGGAAATCCCATGTATAACCGGACCCGGAAATGATTTTATCCAAAATCTCTTTAACATATAAGGCCGGGCGGAATGTGCTAAATTGAAAATCTATTTTGTTTGTCGATGCGGACCCGTAATCAATCAACGGGAAATAAACCCCGGACCCGGCAATTGAATTCCATGAATTTGTTATATTGGTGTAATTCCAGGCCGTGTTATATGCGCTGAAATCCAAATCCTCGATTTTCTTATTTGCCAGGGCCGAAACGAATCCGCCCAATTCACCGAACACGGCGCATTCATATTCGATGAATCCATCTTCGACAATTATTTCCAGGACCCGGAAAATGCCTTTGAAAACTTGCATGTTGTCGGCAAAGATGATCGCATCGGCGGCAACGGCCGGGTTGAAATTGTTTCCGATGTTGTCCGACGCCGGATCGTATGCACTCCGGACATTGACTTCGAAGATATTGCCGAAAATCTTGTTGTTGTTTTTTGTCCCTGGCAAAATGATCGTTTTCGAAAACGTCGTATTTTTCGCGCCGAAATCTTTGATGTCGTCGATCGCCATCGTCAACAAGGTGCTAAACGATTCGTTTATGTCAATACGTTGTTTCTCGACAAATAATTCGATCATGTGAATTGCGTTTTATAGGTTGCCCCGAAATCAACTTCAATCATCAAATTGATCAACCCGTCGACAATATGTTCTTTAAATTGATAATTGTTGTCCGTGATTGTCACCGGATACAATTCGCCTTCATCTTCGACGAACACTTCGGGCGATGTCACCAATTGCGCCAACCATTGATATTCGGCGTCGGATAGCCAATCGGTATTCAAACGCAACTTTTCCCGGAATCGTCCGGCGAATTGCGTCGTTTGTTTATACATGGTATAGTTATTAAAAACCGATACCACGCCGGACGCGCTGACCCTATACGGCAATTGTTTCCAGGACTTGCGTTCGATGTCAAACGATTTCCGTGAAACCTTATTGAACAACATCGTTTCATAACCGCCCCATTTGTTCATGAAATGGACAAAGTAATTTTTATACAATCCTTCGCATATGATGTTGACGACATAGGTTTTCGTACCTACTGCCACCGAATAGGTTGTCGTTGATGTTGTGAAATTGCCGGGATATTCGTCGTTGATTGCACCGGGCGAAATATTGATGATTTGCATTGTATTCGTCGCCGTTGGCGTGATCGTTTTCGTCCTTGTTGCGGTTCCGCCCGTTACAACGACATTGAACGACGACGACAATTCGGAATAATACGGAATGAAATAATTGCCACATGTGAACGGCAATTCGATTGTGACCGGGCGATCCGATGCGACATCGTCGTCGTAATTGGACAACGATTCGAAACCGGGATATCGTCCATTGTAGTAATTGAAAAAAACACGGGATGAATCGGTAAGTAAAACGGCCGATAATGTTGTTCCGTATTCCTCGCGTATTTTTACGACGCATGAAACGCGCCATTCACCCTCGCCCATTTCATCGGCCAACATGGAACCGCCGGCGTTTACGTTCAATGATTGAACGCAATATTCACGAATCACGGAACCCAAATCAATGATTCCCCGGCTTGTCGTTGGATGCGGAAAATATTTCCCGGTGAATACCTGGACGGAATTTATTTCAAGTTCAACGACATATTTGTAATTCGGATATGTTGTCGGGTTCGTTGCGTGTGCATCATATACAACGTAAACCAATGGATCGTTGACGCTTGAATATGTTGGCGGTGTTGATTCGAATGTCATTGCGTTAAATTATTAATTACATCAATTTTTATGGCGACGCCTAATTCGTTTTCCATATAAACCAAAAATTCATTGGTTGCCTCACGCCAAAAATATTTCGGTTTGATACCTTGTCTTTTGATCATGTATGAAACCTGGACCGCCGCCGATGTCGTTGCATCCCTTAATTTTCTGCCCCTGGCTTCCCTGGATGTAACGGCTTGTTTGACATTCCGGGCCGATTTGCCTTCGCGCGCCATCCATGCTTTTATCGATTTGACCATTTCGCCTTCGGGATCGACGCCACGGGTTTTGAATGAAAACCGGGAATTCCGATTAACCGCCCATCCATTCACGCCCTCGTCCTGGTAACTCGCATAATAAGGCGCAACGATTCCGACCGAATAGGTTTGCCCGTCGAACTCGACGTTCGTCGGCTTGATCAAATCCATCAATTTGCCGGATGATACGACGTCTTTTTCCTCGATCTTTTGGGTGACAAGATCGACGTAATTCGCGGCCAATTGAATGATTGTATTGCTGACGTCGGAAAGTTTAACCGGTTCAAAGTTCGACGCATCTTCGCCCAATAGGTCGATAAACCCGTCGGCTAATGCTTCATGTTGAACTCTATTAAACGATGCCATTTATTTATTTATATGCTTTTGATATGATTGATAGGCTTTTAAATACGCAAGATCATTGAACGCCTGGACGACCGGCAAATCGAATGCCTGGTCCAATGTCAACCCTTCATGTTCGGCGACTTGCTTCGCTGAAAAAATCCATCCGTACTGATCGATAAATGGGTGCGGCTTGTCCGCCTTCATTGGTTCATCGGATTCATCTTCGATTTCATCCTTTTCAAATAAACCTTTGTACGAATTAATAAGTTCAGCAAATGAAAGGTAAAACCGCGTAACGTCTTGTAAAACATGGCGAACGTTTGTATTTAACAATATTTCGGATTTCGTTTTATGATCGCGTTTATTTTTCCATATCGACGCGCCGACCAAATGCATGGCGTCAATTTCGCCTTGTTTCATAAAATGTTGACATTCGATAAATTGACCCAATGTTATTTTGGTTGCATCGGTTTCGAACCGGAACAATGACCAAAACGGCTTTTTATCAATATTGTGAAATTTATTCGCGATCTTATTCGAATACTTTAAAAAGGTGCGTTTGTCCATGTTATCGACCTCGTCATATGTCATATTGAACATGTCCATAATGACCCACGCGATTTGCGCGATGTTGTCGTTTTCATCGTTATACAATGCCGCGGTCCTTTGATATTCTGCCAATGTCATTGTTTATATGTGGCCATTTTCGGCCGTTTGTTGCGGCATAAAAAAGGCCAGGATAAACATCCCGGCCGGTATATGTACTTATGAACAAAAATCAATAATCGTCGTCCGCGAATGAATATTCCCCGATCGCCTCGAATTGCGACAACTTATTCAATCCAACATACCGGACGGCGTCGATAGCGTGATTCAATACATCTTCGGGCGCGTTCAATGTTTTGCCCTCTCGATCCTTCGCCCATCGGTATTGCCTCAATTCTTTGATCAAATTCAATGAATTTTTGGTGACGCGCAATTCGTAACCCTGGAGCCGGTCGATTGATGCTTTGATCGAATCCGGTCCCTTCCGGGCGGCCTCGACATAAAACCCGGCGTTCATCAATTCAGCAATGGATTTCGGTTCGGCCGAATCCGCAACGATGCATTTCGTTGAATTGATCCCAAATTGTTTAAGGTAGTTCACAATTTCGGAATTCGTCAATTTCGTTTGATACAATAGTTCGTTGATGTAGATCATTCCATTGAACCGGTAAACCTCTACCAATGCCGTCGGATCATTTGTGAATCCCCAATCCAGGCCATACGCAATGAACTCCGCTTCGGCCGGTATCTTTTCGCATTGCTGCCAATTTTGGAAAACGACGCCGTCCAGGGAACCGATTTCACCCAACCCATAAACCCGGAACCAATTTCCCCAAAACGCGGACCCGGCGTCGGCCTTTTCCTTCGCTTTCAAAATAAAATTCAACGCCGATTCCGGACATGCTTCATTGTCCTGGTAATTGATGATAATGAAATCCACGTCCTCGTCGTTGATCAATTCGTCATGGAACCAAAACGGATTTGTCGGGTTCCAATCCAGGAAAACGCCTTTCTTTGTCCGGGATGCTAATTCGGTATAGGAATGAAACGACATGTTGTTGCACTCATTCATATACAACCAATCGCGACGCGCGCCCCTTAACTTTGCATCATTGTCCGCGCTGAAAAATTCGATTTGTGATCCGTTGGCAAAGGTATATTTGAAATCGGTTGCGTTCCAACGATCATCGAACCAACGGCCCGTTTCAAACATGATTTTTTTGAAATCCTTCATTGCGCCGCGTTTCAAATGTGGGATTGATTCGGCGACGATGGATATTTCGCTGAATGGATTTTTCGCGGCGATGTCAATCAATATAGGGATGATGGCATATGTCTTCCCGGCACTTGTCCCTCCTTGTATTCCGCGGACAAATTTTTTAAGGTCCCGGATTTTCTTTATTGCCGTCGTAAATCTAAACATTGCATTATTCGGAGAATAGCGGTTGTTCGATCATTGTTTGCGTCATGTCGATTGTTTCTGCCGGTTTGCCTTGCGACCTATTTAACAATGTATCAATTGAATACAATGAACCTTTCTCCAGGGATTTTTTTAATGCCGCCGCTATCGTCTTTTCCAAAATAGGCGATTCCTTGTTTTCGTATATTTGTTTCAATTGGTCGATTGTCATTGCCAACATGACGTTGATCGTTTCAATTACTTCGCTTTTGGTATATCCGATTTCCTTTAATTGCTTTACCAATTTTTTAGGTTTGCCCTTTGGATTCCCTGACTTTCCTTTTTCGAATGGCTTTGCGCCGACGGGTGTTATTCCTTTTTTAAATGGCATGTCCGTTCTTTTTAATTTTTAATGATGGATCAAGTTTGCGCATGCGATCCAAAATGACCTGGCAATACTTTGGGTCAAGTTCCATGCCGTAGCATTTGCGTTTAAGTTGGTGTGATGCCACCATTGTTGAACCAGAGCCTAAAAATAAATCAAGTATTATATGATTGATTAAACTACTATTATTTAATGCTTTTGATATTATTTCTATTGGTTTTGGTGTTGTATGCCCTTCTTCTCTTTTACTTTTTGCTATCCATATACTTTCTTGTTTTCTGTCTGAGTACCATTTATGAGTTCCATTATTGAACCAACCATATAAACAAGGTTCATGCTTTGATTGATAATCTGTTTGTGATAAAACAATACTTTCTTTTTCCCAAATAATCATACTTGAAAAATGGCAAAATTCTCTAAAAATTTTATGAAATATATCAGCACATCTATCACTATGAAAGCAATAAATAGAAGCCCCATTCTTAACATTTAACAAATAATTTTCAAATGCAGAATTTAATAAATCTTCTAAACCTTTTCTATCATCATTATTTATCCCCTTGTAATCTACTCCATAAGGCGGGTCAGTAAACACCATGTCTGCCTTTTGTCCATTCATCAACTTCGCAACCTGTTCGCTATCGGTTGAATCCCCACAAAGTAAACGATGCGGACCAATTTCAAAAAGATCGCCCGGAACAATATCCGTTTCGATTCCGGCGTCCGGTATTTCATAATCATCTTCTTCCGCTTCAAGTTCTTCGCTTTTGAAATCCGGAAGGTCCAATCCCCATTCCTCTAATTTCTCAACGTCCCAATCCGATTTCAATTCGTCCCAATTCCATTCGCCAAAACCGACATTATCCTTTATTAAAAATTGGGTCTTTTGTTCTTCGGTCCAATCGTCCGCCAGGATCACCGGCAACTCTTTCAATCCGACTTCCTTTGCCGCCTTCAATCGCATATTTCCACCCAATACGACAAGTTTTTTGTCGGTATCGGTGAAACAAATCAACGGCCTTTTCTCCAACATTTCCGGGAAATCATTTAAGGATTTAACAAGTTTTTTGAACTTTTCGTCCTTAATGACGCGCGGATTATTCGGATTTGGCTTTATTTCTGTTATTTTTCTGAATTGCATCCAATTTGCTTTTGTTTTCGAATACGAACCGGATCATTTCATTCACGCAAGGTTGACAACCGCGGAATGAAAATTCGGATGATGGATCGATCAGTTTTGAAAGGCGTTCGAACTCGATCAGTTCGGCTTCCGATGGGTGAACATCAACGCCGGCGACGATGCGATCGTAAAGAAATGTTTGTGATAGTACGTCCATTTTTTAAATTTTTAATATTGTTTTGCGAATCCCATTTCAACCATGTGGTAATTTACGACCATATCGTTGACAAATATTTTTACGATCGGTCGTCCGTATTTATCCAGGCCGGTTGATTGAATGAAATATTTTTGTCCTGGTTTGATCAATGTTTCCAAAAATTGTTTTGATTGTTTACCGGCTTCGGTATTTATTTCCGGCGCGTTTATTTCGGATAGGCGGCAATTGGCCGTCATTGTCATTCGGAAACCCAAATCGATTGTTAGGTTGATCGTATCGCCGTCGACGATTTTGTTTGCCGTTGCGAAATATTCGTAGTTCATAAATCCATATGTTTTTTAATTTCGATCCTAGCTTTTTTTATCGTTTTGCAAATGCCGGAAAACTCGATTCCGGTAATTGCTTCGATCTTTCGGTATGATCCATGTTCCGCATAAAGTTCCAACATTTTGGCATCATACCAATAAATTTTTTCCAACGGGATGTTAATCGTTTCCGGTGCCGGTTCATCCGGTACGTCGGAAAACGATTCTAATGGCGTTTCCTTGCCTTGTAATTTCCGAAATGAACTTCGTTCCCACCGAACCATATTAACGAGCATTTTAGCGACATATGCAACGAATTTGCCGCGTTCGTATAAATCCAGGATATCGGCTTCGGGTTTCAAAAGTAATTCCGTGAACACATGTTGTTTGACATCGTCGCGAATTTCCGCCGGTTGAATCCTTGAAAGGCAATCCCGAAGATCGTCCGAACGATACAATTGCTCGATGATTTGTTTTGCGTTCACGATGTTAAAATTAATTGTTTTTTTGATTTGAAATCAAAAACACCATATCCACGGCCAAAAAAATCAAATCCATCGGCTGAAACGTAGACGGGCAAAGGATTTCCACCAAAAACACCAAAAACACCACGGCTCTTTTGTATGCCTTTATATTCTCCACCTCTTTTATATAAGTAAGTAATTAAATTTTTATTCTTATATAAATCCGGTGGATATGGTGTATATCCTTTGTGGGCGCGGGTTTCCAATACACGAACGCGTGTTTTTCGGTGTATTTCTGCGTGTATTTTTGTATAAAATAATATCATTTTTTTAAAAAACAATTTGTGAAACTACTAATTTTAGCAGTCATTTTTTGGTGTACTTTCCATGATTCAAACGATTAAACAATGATGCGAATTCTTTATTTCGCATGGCCGTTTCGAATTTCCGCGCCGGAAGGTTGATCCGTTTGCATGTTTCGACGGCCTCTTTTTTTGTGAACTCGTCCGGCAATGCCTGGAAAAGATTATTCAATTCCGTCGGCAATCCCGTTTCCGCCACGTCAAAAAGTTTACTGATCAAACGAATCGTTGTATCGGTATAGTATTTGTAAAGGCGTTGGGATATTTTGACGATGTCTTTTGTGATTATTGGGTTCATTGGATTTGCCAGGATCGCGACGACTTGCGTAAGGCGTCCGACATAGTTCGACATTTTCGCATGTGTACCCAAAATGAAACCTTCTAATTTGTTGGAAATCCGTTCGTTGGCTTCGGTTAACT